AGAAGATCCAGGCAGGTCAGGGGCAAGAAGCCCAGACTCTATTACCAGGTACGTGGTGGTAATGGACCCGATTGGGACGTACCTAATAATGACATTGACTCTGTATCCCATGCTGTCTTAGAACGGGTGTTCTTTGTTAAGGATGGAAAAGGGGGTTTTAGGCGAGCACCAAAGCCTTGGGATCACAGTTCTGTTTCAAGTGATCCAAACCCCTTGGCAGCGAGCCAAAAGAAGATACATGACAGATTATCATGCTTCAACAGTAAGATGGAGGAAATAGCTAATGACACTGGGAAAGTAAGCCCAATTAGTGACGAAGAATTCGTATCCTATTATGGTGGTGCTAAGCGAAAGTGTTATGAGGCAGCTGTTGAAAGTCTCAAGTATCGAGAACTTGAGAAACGTGATTGTCGCGTGAAAGTATTTACGAAGGATGAGTACCGAAAGCCAGAAGGCGCCCCTCGTGCAATACAACCACGAAGTCCAAGATTCAATGTCAAATTGGGCAGATACATCAAACATTTGGAACATAAAATATTTGATGCTATAGACGAGATATTTGACCCAACGAAACGTCATCGAACGGTAGCTAAAGGAATGAACATGATTGAGCGCGGAAATGTTATTGCGAATATGTGGAATTCATTTGCCGATCCCATCGCAGTGGGATTGGATGCCAGTAGATTTGATCAGCATATAAACACATTGCTGCTACGGCATGAGCACAATATTTACCACATGTGGTCCACAGGAACAGGAGAAGGACTACCCAATCTGCGAACATTGCTCGCATCCCAGCTCAAGAACAAGGGAACTTACAAAGGGGTTGATGGTAAGTTGCGTTACTCAGTCAATGGGTGTCGCATGTCTGGTGATATGAATACCAGCCTTGGGAACGTCATTATCATGTGTAGTCTAATGTATGCTTATTTTGATCATGTTAAGCTAAAAAGACAGATTCAGCTTCAAGCCAAAGATGCTGTACATGAACGAAGACAACACAGTCAGCCACACCAGCTTTGATATTCCTGTGCAGGTTGCCTGATAGTCA